CTTTGGCGAGCCTAGCTCAGTTCCTCATGTTTTACTTGTCAGGATCAACAAGTCTGGACACCACATGACGATGTGGTTGGACCGGGCGGTGTTTCGACAATGTGTTGGAGTACGGGTGCCACCAAGAGTCAACCATGTTCCGCGGATCGGGCAGATCCGTGGTCCACTCGCGCAGGGCTCGTGTTGGTTCGTGACTAGAACACTCAATTGTGTTAACCACGTATTTGTCGAAAATTTCTGGCAAATCAAACACTGTATCGGGATTGACAGCGTAAGATTCAAATTGTTTCTCCAAATGAATCTGAGAAGCTACGTCCAAACCAAAACGGTCCTCTACTAGAACACGGGATTGTTGTTCAATGTGGAGGTCCTGGAATCTGAGATGTTTGAATCCACACTTGCGTGCTTCATCGTGCACCTCCTTCCTCCGGTAAGAAAGTAGTTTTGACTCATCAGAGTAATGTCTTGTTCTTTGCATGACAGCCACAGCCAAGTGCGCAACCACCGGACATGTTCTGTATTGGTAAAGATAAGACATTGCCTTTGCTCTAAAGTATGCTCCTTGCGTGCTGGGACGAGCATTCATCAGCTGACGCGGCAACTCGAAGAATTTGCACACCACTTTGATCGGATCGGTCAAAACGGCGTCCACACCAGGTGGTTTCAAAATTCCACAGAATTCAGCGCTACCGCAGTTGGCAAAGGTCTTAGACTTGAGTTTCACGCCCAATCGTTTGACGATTTCGGCATCGTATGCTCCTCCCAACATGATGGAGTCATCTCCTTCGAACAGGGCACGAACCTCAAGAATGTTGTCAGCCAGCTGAGACGCAGACGCTCTCGGAAACGCCTGTCTCAATCTGGTGTAAGTGAGCATGAACATGCTCAGCATCGCGTTCATGAAAGAAGTCCAGGGAGCCCCAGACATCAATGTGTCTTGAACACAAGCCTCAATGCCAGCGTTCTTGCTTTCTAGTGTGTTGTGGCCATTAAGCAATTCAGAAAGCAAAAATCTAATGTTGTTAGGTAACCTGTCGCCCAGGAGCTTGAAGAATGCAAACTTCAACGCCTTGGCAAACGGGCCTCTGTGATGACATTCGAAGGAACTGAAATCACCAACAGTGACAGGAAACTCACCGAACAACTGCTCTAAATGCGCAGGTCGGTCGGTCACGGCGACTTTCTTCACGAAGAATTTCGCCAAGGGGCAACGCTTGTTGTCGAAGAAAACCTTCTCAACGCAGCGGGTGATGGGCCCAAAGAATGCCTTGGTCTCATCAGACAAGGCGCAAATGATGCGTGGATATTTCTTTTCGCCGTACGATTCATCCTTAATGAAAACGTTGGCACCAAAGCTATACACATTCTTGTTGAGCTGACCTGCCCCTTTACCACCCACGGTAGGATGCCGCAGTTGGTCTGCAAGCTTTTCAAGATAGCTTGCGGAGCGATTATTGTCTTTGCAAAAATTGCTCCAACTGAA